CAGGAAGAACAGTTTGAACAGCCTGAGGAAACTCAACAAGCTGAACCACAAGACGATCTACCTGACAAATACCGTGGTAAGTCTGTACAGGATATTGTACGGATGCACCAAGAGGCTGAAAAGCTTTTAGGTAAACAAAGCAGTGAAGTTGGTGAACTACGTAAGGTTGTAGATTCCTACATTCAGACACAACTCTCACAACAACAACAGGCACCACAAAAGTCCGAAGATGATGATTATGACTTCTTTACTGATCCTGACAAGGCAGTAAGTAGAGCCATTGAGAACCATCCTAAGATTAAGGAAGCTGAACAGTACACTCAACAGTATAAGAAAGCTACGGCTTTAAGTCAGCTCCAGAGTAAACATCCAGACATGCAACAGATCCTACAGGACAATCGGTTTGCAGAGTGGATACAAGGCTCTAAGATTAGGACTCAATTGTTTGTACAAGCTGACCAGCAGTATGACTATGAAGCGGCTGATGAACTATTCACTCTGTGGAAAGATCGTCAAGCAACTGTCAAGCAAACTGCACAGGCAGAGAAGGCAGGAAGGAAAGAAGCAGTTAAGGCTGCTAACACAGGCAACGCCCGTGGCAATCCTGACTCACAGTCACGTAAGATTTATCGTAGGGCAGACATTATTAAACTTATGAAAACTGACCCCGACCGATACCAAAGTCTATCTGATGAGATCATGAAGGCATATCAAGAGGGGAGGGTCAAATAGCTAACATTTAGGAGAATCTAATGGCTACTTCAATTTATCCCGCCACTGGTGGTTTTGTAGATAACACTTCAGCAGCAACGTTTATTCCAGAGATCTGGAGTGATGAGGTTATTGCTGCTTATGAGCAAAATCTTGTACTTGCTAACCTTGTCAAGAAAATGTCAATGGCTGGTAAGAAAGGTGACACCATCCACATTCCTAAGCCCACTCGTGGTACTGCGAATGCTAAGGTGGAAAACCAAGCTGTACAGGTACAGAACGCAGTTGAGACTGAAGTTCTTGTAACTATCGACAAGCACTTTGAATACTCACGTCTGATCGAAGACATCACTGAAGCACAGGCTCTTTCGTCTCTGCGTCAGTTCTACACAGGTGATGCTGGTTACGCTCTTGCTAAGCAAGTTGACGATGACCTGTTTAACCTTGGTAAGTCTTTCGGTAACGGTAACGGCTCTTCATGGGCGCACAACGCATCATTCCAGATCACTGCTGGTGGCGCTTTGGAAGCTTATGACATTGATGGTACTGGTGACGTTAATGCCTTTACTGACGCTGCTTTCCGTTCTTTGATCCAGAAGATGGATGATGCAGACGCTCCGATGGACGGACGCTTCTTTGTTATTCCTCCTTCATTGCGTAATGCAATCATGGGCATTGATCGCTACGTGTCTTCAGACTTCGTAGACGGTCGTGGTGTTGTTAACGGTAAGATTGGTAACTTGTACGGCATTGACGTATACGTAACCAGCAACTGCCCAACTCCTGAGTCAGGTGTACGTGCTGCTGTTCTCGGACACAAAGACACTATGGTAATGGCTGAGCAAGTCGGTGTTCGTTCACAGACTCAGTATAAACAGGAGTTTTTAGGTACGCTTTACACTGCTGACCGTCTCTACGGTGTGCAGGTACTTCGTCCTGAAACTGGCTTCGTACTAGCTGTACAAGGCTAATAACTCTATCGCCCCTCTTCGGAGGGGCTTTTCTACTTTCGGGCTATACGCCTTTCTATTTCCATAGGAGAACACCATGTCAAAGATGGCTATTGATGCAAACTCTAAACCCATCCAAGTCCTACGTCCCAACTCTACAGACACCGTAAGCATCACAGCTTCGTCAGCACAGTCAACAGCCGTCAGTGCTGGTTGTCGTGTACTCCGTCTTGTAAGCGACACAGACTGCCACTACACTCTCACCTCAGGTACAGCTACGACTAGCGATGTGTTTCTACCATCGTTGGCTGTTGAGTATGTTCACGTTTATGAAGGCGATCAAGTAGCTGTTATTCGTAACGCTGCTGATGGTACGCTGTACGTGACGGAGATGATCTAAATGCAGTTTGTACGCACTAACTTTCTGCTCGTTAAGAATGCCGTAGGTAAAGCTATAGGCTACTTAACTGGAGCGTATCTATTGACAGAATCCAGCGACAACATCGTAACTGAAGCTGGTGATAAGATTATTACGGAGTAAGTCATGGCTGACGTAAAAATTACACAACTTACAGAGTTAGCTGAAGGTCCTGCGGCTGGTGATGAGATTGCAATTGTAGACAACAGTGTCTCGCAAACCAAACGCATCAGTGTAACTAATTTAAACAAACATCCAGACAATGTTAAGTCTACGTGGGGTGCTGGTGATGACCTACAGATTTACCACAGTGGTAGCCATAGCTTTATCAGCGACCAAGGAACTGGAAATTTAAAAATCTTAGCTGAAAATTTTGCAGTAAATAATCCTGCTGATACCGAAAGCATGATTAATGCTGTTGTTAATGGGAGTGTAACTCTTTCGTGGGATGGCAATTACAGACTTGTTACTACGAATGCAGGCGTAGATGTAACAGGCACACTCACGGCTGATGGGTTGACTGTTGATGGTGATGTTTCGATTATTGATACGAGTGTCATACTCGATTTAATGGAAACAGACACTACTGATGTAAATACTCGTATACAACATAGCTCAGGTGATCTGCTAATACGCACGTTAAATGATTCCAAATCAGCAGTTACAACACGGTTAGCAGTTGACCACGCTACAGGCGACATCTCATTCTACGAAGACACCGGAACAACCGCAAAGTTCTTTTGGGACGCTTCTGCTGAGTCTTTGGGTATTGGTACTTCGAGTCCATCTAGTATTTTCCATGCAGTCGGTAGTGGCGGGGCAAATTCCACACTTAGAATATCAAACACTTCCACTTTAGGTGGGAATTGGGGAGTTTCAGCGGGTATTCCAGCATTAGGAAATTCGGGATTCTCTATTTATGATTTTGATAATAGCTCTGCTAGATTGCACATAGACAGCTCTGGCAATGTTGGTATTGGTACTACAAGTCCTTATAGTATTCCAAAACTTACAGTAACTGTATCTGCAAGTGGCGGCATTCAGTCAGGAAGTGATGTAGCTGTATTTGAAAAAAATTCAGATGCCTATATAAAAGTATTTTCGTCTACCACAGGAGAAGGCGGTATAGCTTTTGGTGACTCGGATGATGGTTTTATTGGTGCTTTAAACTATGACCACGATGGCGATTATATGCGTTTCTATGTTAATAACGCAGAACGCGCTCGCATCGACAGCTCTGGCAACTTGCTTGTGGGTAAGACTATTGCAGATAATACAACTGCTGGGGTTCGTATACTCGGTCCTCTTGGCTTTGCTTCTTTTGTTAGAGATGCAGGAGAGGCTATTATTGTTAACCGTTTAACGGATGATGGTGATCTGATTGAGTTCCGCAAAGACGGCACAGCCGTGGGGTCGATGGGTACAAACGGAGGATATCCATATTTCGCAAATACTACTCGCGGGATCAGAATGGTTGGATCTGCCATTTATCCTTCATACAGCGCAGGATCAACAGCTCCTGACCTTGTTGACATAGGTGGACCTACAGCTAAATTCAAAGACCTATACCTATCAGGCGGTGTCTATCTCGGTGGTGTTGGCGGGTCTAATCTGTTGGATGATTATGAGGAAGGTACGTTTACTCCAACATTAACATTTAATAGCGGTAGCGCTACTTATACATCAGCAATGAGATATACAAAAATTGGTCGTCAAGTTACTTTGACTGGATCAATAACCGCATCAGCAGTGGCTAGTCCGTCTGGTTATATACAAATAACATTACCTTTCGCTACAGATATAGCAACAATCGGATTATATGCTGGCTCTGTTTATTTTAATGATGCGGTTAACAAAAACGCTATTGACTTTGTTGTAAATGCTCCATCCGTTGGTGGTACGTCAACAGCAAGAATTTATTTGGGAGATGTTTCAGAAATATCCTCTACCAATGCGAACGCCGAAGAAATTCAGGCGGGAACTACTTTTGTTATAAACCTAACTTATTTTACATCTTAATTATCTCTAGTGGACTCTAGAGACGGACTAACTAAGGAGAAACAAAATGGCATTAGAAAAACAAGTAGTAGCGGATAAAATCGAAGTAGTCGAAACAGGTGAGGCAACGGTAGTACAAGTACGTGTTGCTACTCGCATTGTCGAAGACGGAGAAGTAATCTCTAGCTCGTATCATCGTCACGTAATTTCAGCAGGTGACGACTACTCACAAGAACCTGCTAACGTACAAGCAATCTGTAACGCAGTCTTTGGAGCGTAATCATGTGGACTATTAAACTACTCGAATACACCAACGACTCAGACAAAGGCGTACTGGTTGCTCATTGGGGCTGTGAGGTCGTAGATGGTGATTACAGCGCATCTAGCTATGGTACTTGTAGCTTCACACCAGATCCTTCAGCGGACGACTACGTGCCTTATGAGAGCCTTACAGAAGCTACCGTTCTAGAGTGGGTTTATGCCGCTGTAGACAAGGATGCTGTAGAGGCTGGTTTGACTGCACAGATTGAAGCGCAGAAAGCACCA